GTGATGGGGGGAAGCGAAAGGAATATTCTTCCCCCCATCTTATTGAGCAGAGCCAGTGTATAAGTGCTGGGTGCAGATTAAGGCATTAGTCCTGTTTTGTTACAAACTTATAGAGGTCTTCTGCCTGCTTCATAATTTCAGTAGGCGTATACATTTTAGGTGTATACTTCTCAATAGTTTCAACAAGGTCTTTATTGTGTTCTTTGGCGTTTTCGATCATAGTCCAATATTGCTGTTGGGCCATATCGTATTGACGATCACATAGATCTTTCGCCATTGTTAAAACATCGAACCGTAGTTCAAATGGGTTTTTAGTAGACATAATTTTCTCCTTTGTGTCTGTGTTGTGTGATTGTGGACTAACCGTTGATCCACACGGATGTATTAAGGCATCACCCTTCAATAAACTATCTTCGCAACCACAGTAGTTTAAGAAGTTTATTGCGTTTGTGGTCTTGTATCAATCTTCGATACGTCCACATCTGCCAAAGTTCCATACCACTCTCCTTTTTACAGTTGAGTGCGTTCCTTCTGCATTATGCATACTTCCGTCCTCTACTGAGGATGAACGTGGTAGGTTATTCTGTTACTAGGAAACCTACCGAAACCCCTTAGTAGGCAAAAATTAGAAACTAATTCTTGCACCTACAACTGTGTCAGTGTGTTTAAAATCATCATTAAAATCGTTTTCCATGTATAGTGTTACAGCACCAACATCTTGAGTTAGATCTAATTCGATTTTGTTAAGGTTAAAACTGGCTTGGTCAGCAGCAGTATCTTCAAATGTCGCTCCCAATTCAATATTTCCCAAAGCCAATGAACCGTATAGTGAATTGACTTCTGTTTCTAGACTGCGCTCAGCACCAATAGTAGTTTTGATATCTAGCCCTTCAGCCATTGCAACGCTAGATGTAAGGGCAAGCGATAAACCCATTGTTAGAATATACTTCATTACTTTTTACTTCTTTCTTTTTTTCTTAGTAAAGTTGCCGGATTCTGTTTCGAGGCTCCGGCGGGCCCAGAGATTATGCCGCTAGGCGCATCTCAGGTGCAAAGTTATCGTTTGCATTTGTAGTGTTTGACCAATAACGCAGTCATCCGACAGTTCTACTCTTTCTTATCTACGTCAGTCGATCCTATTTCGCCCCCATCATAAGCACACTAAAGTCCAAGATATTTAATTCTTTTCTTTTCTTGTCTTTTAACAAAATTCCTATACCACTTAAATTTCAAAAGGAATTTTTCTATCATGGTTTCCTCAATGTGTTTATGGTGGAGGCGTTGGGTACTGCCCCCAAGTCCTGTCCGTCATTCAGATTGTATCAACAAACTGTATGTTATTTATACCACAGTGATATTCAAAAGTCAAGTGTTTTTAAGTACCAATTCCTTGTTTACCAAAAGTAATATCACCCTCACCAGTTCCTAAAATACAAGCTTGATCGCCTTGAGTAAATTCCAACAATGTCCAAGTTTTTGTTTTAGGATTCAGAGCAATAACAAACTTAGATGGTGATGTTGCTCCGTTAGGAAGAGCAGTTACTCCATTTAGAATGATTGTTGGCACTTCTCCATATTTCTTCACCAACTCAATAATACCATTTGTAGATGAACATTGAATTGGTTTTGATGCCCAATATATTGGTGCATCTTCTTGGGCAAATGCACTAAGCGGTAGCAGTAACAGCGCCCCCATTAGTAGTTTCTTCATTTTCTTTTTCCCATTGTGAGGTGAAGTCATCAATGGTTTCTACAAGAAGAGGCAAGTAATCATGCTTCTCTTTGATGAACTCTTGAACGGCTCCATCTTCCGTTACAACAAGAATCACAATCTGATTGATTTCGATTCCTGTCCGTTCTTCAAACATCTCTGCATATGCAGATGCTTGAATGTAATACTCAAGGTTGTAATCGTCCTTACGTTCTGAACGAGATGTCTTGAAATCAATAATAGATGGAATACCGTTATATTCTGCAATACAGTCTACACGACCGGCAACACGATATTTCTCACTCCAAAGTCCACATTCTTGGGCATATATTTTATTTATGTTACTTTGAAGTGTTGGCTTTAGTTGTGAGAACAAACACCAAGGTAGAAAGTCTCTACCCTCTTGTGTTACTTCAATGTTGTTAAGGAAATCTTCACACATATGGTGAACAGCAGTTCCACGAGATGCAGCAGTTCGCATAATGTGATTGGCAACATCATTACCTACACGATTACGCCACTCTTGCAATCCCTTTTGTTTGTCTTTGCGAACACCCAATACGGTTGTAATGGATGGATACAGTCCAGTAGGTGTTATATAGAAACGCTTACGGTTGACTGTTTTAGTAGATACCTCTGGGATATCTACTGGTACATGATTAAACATAATATAGTCCTCTTAGTTATTAAACTTTTTTACCACCACGGCGCCACACTTCTGTAGCTGGAACACGAATCATTCTTTTATTCGTTTCGTTCTTATTTGGGTTTGGGATAGTCAACATGACATTCTTACCCTTCATAAATGCAGCGAGTTGATTGTCTAGTCTGTCACTACTCTGCATATAATCTCTACGAATTGCTTTTACTGTAGAACGAGCAACACTGTCTCTTTGTCCTTTTGAGACTTGATGTGCTCTTTGTTTTTTCTTACCCATTTTCTTGTTCTTTCTTAATCTTACTGATAAGGTATTCTTTCACCATACCAGAGCGAACAATGTCGCCCAATGTAAATTCAATATTTGAGAATGACTGCATACCTCTAAGAATACTCATAAAGTGTTTGATGCCTTCTTTCTCTGAATGTTTCTGCAAATCAGATTGGAAAAAGTCTCCACAGAACATAATCTTTGAATCCATACCAACACGAGTAATGATTGTATCAAGTTCGTGGAAGTTTAGATTTTGAGCCTCATCAACAATGATGATTGCATTGTCCAATGTGATACCACGCAAGAATGAAGTTGTAAGGAACATCAACGAACCTTGATTCTTTAGTCTGTCGTATAGAATGTTGAACGCCTGTTCATTAGGTTGTTCAAACATAAACTTTACCATGTTCTGATAAGGAACTTGGAATAGTGCTGTTTTATCTTCTTCATCGCCTGGCAAGAAACCAATTTCACGAGTTGGTACTGCACTACGAACAATATATACACAATCGTATTTTGATTCATTTCTCAATACCTCTTGTAGTGCAAGATACAGTGTAATAAAAGTTTTACCAGTACCAGCAGCACCATACAAGAAAAGGTTCTTTCCAGCCTTGTAATCAGCAAATGCTTTCTTTTGATTTTCTGTTACTGCACTAACAGAAACCATATTATCAATGCGAATATCTTTTGCCTTTGCCATTATTCTTTACTCCATTTTTTACGATGCTTTGCAACTACAGCATCAGTCTTTGCTTGTTTAATAGTTTTCTTACCATACCTATCTGCGAGTGGACTGTTGGGATGTGCCTCTGCGGCTTTGGCGAATACTTCATCTAAACCACCACCTGGCTTTACACCACCACTACCCAATCCACCAACAATTGCTGGTGCAGTAATAACTCTTTCTAAACTAGGATTATCTTCTTTGAACTTATCTAGTTCTTTCCAACTCATGTGATGAGTTTCAATTTCACCAGTGTTCACATTCCTAAAATCATAATTTGGCATATACTATTTTTCTTCCATAATACGTTTGCGATGTTCTTCCCACTTCTCTTCTTCATATGGAGTCAGTGGTTCTATAGAAGTAGCATCTCTTAGTCTATTTAGTACACCATAGTAAGAGCTAGTTAGTTCTTTCAAATCGTGTTTTAGTGCTTCGTTTTCTGCTGTCAAATTTGCAACCTTTGCCCTAAGTTCAGGCAGTTCGTAATCCCACTTGTTCATACCAATTCGGTGCTCCTCTTTTAGTCCATTTCGCCAAATGTTGCTTATACTTTATATAGTAGTTTCGATAAGCCATAACTGAACATTCTTCTTTTACATCATCAGGCATTGCTGGAGTTGGTTGTGTGAATTCCCCTTCTGGAATATTCATAGGAGGCAGTGCAAGTGCCTCATGTAATTTACGATAACTCTCATGCGGCACATCTTTATTGTAACGATACATAAACTCATCGTTTAGATGTGTCCACAATTCATAGAGGTATTCATAGTTCGCTCTTGATTGTCTAACCCAAATACCACTAGGATGATTTACATGAGATGCCTTGTATAGAACCTGTTCAAGATTAGAGTTCAGTTTCCATCGTTTAATCTTGTGTCCATTTGCAGTCTTACCATAATACTCTTCTCCATCCAATACACGATGTGCAGTGGACATAAGTTGAGCATACTCAATAATCAT